TCTCCGCCTAATTGTGGTGATGTATCATCTACAACATCCCCTCCAAATGCTTGCAAAGAAATATTTGGATTTGTGCCATCATCTGCTTTTGCATATGCAATTACAGTTTTACCATTTGGTACCGTAGCACTGTCTCCAGAACCTGTTACGTATTTAAATACAACGTTTTGAGATCCTGATGTTGCGTTTTTTAAAAGATAAAAGTCTTGTACGTCTAAAGGGATCGTTACGTTTCTTGATCCTGTAAGTGATCCTGTAAATTCTATAACTCTATGTGCAAGGGTTGCACCTGTTGATCCATCAGATACTGATAAAGTAGTATCGCCGGAATCTGAAACAGCTTGAGTAGTATAACCACCCGAGATCTGTTCGATGATGTCTAAATTAGTATTAGTCTTTGTTCCCCATGTACCGGCATTTTCACCAGTAGCCATTTTCTCTATACCGAGAGGGGTGTATGTTGATGCCATATTTTTAAATCTCCTAAAATTTTATTAAGCAGCTTCGTCTACATCCGTATAGCTGGTATTTGAACCTGATGCAACATCCGAATATGAACTATTCGAACCCGTTGAAATATTACTATATGATGTATTTGAACCTGTGTCAATATCTGCGTAATGAAGAATTCCAGGTGTTCCAACGGCTCCTGTACCTTCTACGCCGGTTAATCCCATTACCTGTTCTGTAGGTGAAATTGTACCTACAGCTCCAGTTCCAGCTACTCCTGATACACTATATTTAGATTCACAGATTACACTTCCTACTCCACCAGTGCCAGATACTCCTGTTAATCCCATTACATCTGCCGGAGCAATATCTCCAACTGATCCTGTAGCTGATACTCCACTAATTAAAGCTGCATCATTAGGTATAATAACTGTTCCTAAAGAAGCTGTGGCTTGGAATCCTGCTGGTTCAATAACTGGGAATGAAATAACTGTTGGTGTGCCAACGGTTGCTGTACCACTGACCCCGGTTAATGGAACTCCAACGTTTGGAATTATTACACTACCAATTCCGCCAGTTCCTTCTACACCGGTTAATCCCATTACATCAGCTGGAGTAATGGATCCAATAGAACCACTTGCACTAACTCCAGTTAATCCAACAGACATTTCTGCTGGTGAAATAGATCCAACGGAACCTGTACCAGCTACGCCGGTTAATCCCATTACATCTGCAGGAGCAATAGTTCCCACAGAACCAGTCCCTGCCTGACCTGTTAAACCTATTACTTGATCTGCTGGTGTTATAGAACCAACGGATGCTGTTCCAGATTGACCTGTAAGTAAAACGTTTTTATTATGAGTGCCGCCCCAAGGCTCATTGCCCCAAGTACTTCTTCCCCAACCTTCTTCGTAAATATCTAAATCGCCCCAATTAGCACGGCCCCAAGCTAAATGACCCCAACCTACAACTACATCTTGAGCTGTAAAGCCACCTGTATTCCAGGCTCCTTCTCCGTATGGGGTATTTTGGGCATTCCAACGTGTAGGGTTAACTATACCCTCAACACCTTCAACCGAAAAGATTTGATCGGCCATAAGGATCTACCTCCTTATGCGATTCTGATTATCGCGTCGCTGGCGTCCGCTGTCGGAAATTGAATTGTGAATGTACCGTTAGTAACAGTTTTATCTCCACCAAATGCAATCGCACAAACTGCTTTGTTTGATGCACTTGAGTTATAGATTAAAGCTGCGTTCGCAGTAAATGAAGCTGATGTCCAAGAAATATCAGGAGAGAAATCACAGTAAGCTGTTGTTCCTGAAGTTGTTGGAGTCACACTTGTTAACGAAGCACCACCTGCTGTGTATGCAGTTCCAGAAGTATTCGTAATTTCTTCTGAAGTACTATACGCAGTTGTAGAAGCCCCTAAAGTTGCATCACTATCGTACAATGCAATTTTAAAAGTGTTTCCTGTTGATGCTGTAAAGTTGTGAGTAGCTACCAAGATTTCTTGTTTGAAACTTGTGCACATTGCCGATGTATTTGCCATATTTTAACTCCTTATTGAGGCGGAGATTCGATTGGTATACGAATTGTACCATCCGTATAATCGTCTCTTCGTCTCCTTCCAATTTGCTGTGAAGCAAACTTCTGTACTTCTTCTTTATACTTTTGCTCATATAAAGTCAACATATCCATTGGACCTTTTAAATACCCATATGTTTCCGCTAAACAGCAGTATAATAGCCCTTGCGGGAAGTTTAAACTAATGTAATTAGTGCCCGATCCCTCTAAAATAGATTGCACATAATTATAATGAACCTTGAACATATAAGCTGCATCTGGAACTGGAGCAAACATTAGTCTTCCAGAAGTAGTATCTGATAAACCAGTAGCTCCTCCAAACATAGCATAGTATTTAGGTTTTCCTCTTTTAGCTGTTTCTGTAGATGGAACATATTCCTGTAAAAAAGTTCTGTCTCTTTTTAAAAGCCAAACATTGTCTCCTGTTACTGCTGATGTGGAATCATAAACTTGAACTCCTCTAATAAACAAAGCTCCAGCAGGACAGTTAATAGTTGTTTGACCAGCTACTAAACTTCCAGTTTGAGCTTTCCTATCTGCATCAATTGGCACATCATACATAATTCTCTGTTGAGCGTTTAAAATAATATTTTCTAAAACATCATTCGTAAGAACCGTATCTCCTACTTCTGTGTAGTTTTTAATTTGTGTTTTTAATCCTGATGCACTTAATCCTGACATTATAAACTCTCTATATTAAGAGGACTAATTACACAATTAAATCCTCCACCTGTTGCGCTACCACTAGCAGCACTTGGTAATGTTAATGTAAAACTATTATAATCCGTAACTGTTGTGTTAGCATCGTTAACATAACTTGTTCCAATTAAAGAAGCAACCTTAAATGACCCAAATACAGTAGCTCCTGAATCATGTGATCCTGCTGTTGATGAAGGAGGAGTAATTCCTCTATAAGGAGCAGATTTTCCTCTTACACAACCAGTTAAATTATTACTTGATCTACCAGTATATTCAATAACTTCATTTTCATATAAACCTGAAACACTGTTAATTTTTTTAATCATAATAAATCCAGACGTAGGAAAATTAGATCCATCAGTTAAAGTTATAGTAGTAGCAGTATCAGTAATATTGCCGTTTAAAGTTGTTTGTAATTTAAGTCTTGCAATTGATACACCACCAACAGCTTCTTTAATATTTGTAAATCTTAAAACATCATCAACTTGTAATGCACCAGAGGGAAACGAAACTGTTAAAGTTGTGTTAGATGCAGTCGTAAAAGGATTTAAAGGTAAAAAATCTTGTGTACTAAATTCTGTTCTAGCAGGTCTTGCTCTTTGTAAAGCTTGTGGATCTGCACTTGTAGGTTTTGGATCTAACTGTGGTTGTTTAGGCTCGTACTCTGAAACATGGACCAGGGCACCATTCCATTCTCTAACCATTTCATTGTATGGAAAAGCCATACCTGATCTATCAGATATTGCTAAAGCATATTTACCTTGTGAAAAAACACCCATTAACCAATCCCCGGATAATAAATTTTAGGTGAAATGTATGTAGAGTTAGAAGAACCATCTTCATCTTCAGCTCTTAACAATTCATCTTCATATAATAATTTTAATTCTTGTACTCTTTGTGGAGCATATTTAATTGCTAAATAATATGCTAGACCTGAAATCATACATGGAATAAATCTATACGGAACATCAGTTGCATTTGTATAAGCACCTACATCATCAATTCTTTTTGTATAATAAAAATTAATATAGTTTCCATCTTGAGCTGCACCTGGAGTTAAATATAAAGTCATTGTAACTTTATCTATAAATCTTTGAACCCAATATTGTGTAGGTAAACCTGTAGCAGTTTTATTTGAAAATCCTTGATATTGTGATCTACTAATTTTTGTCATAGGCGTATCAACTGAAGTTGATTTTACTCTATAGTCTGCTTCTTGAATATCTGTCATTCCAATAGGAAATTGTAAAACTGCATCACTTGTACTGTGAGTGGCT